GCCCCTGCGGCGGCCCATGCGGCGTCCCCTGCGGCGGCCCCTGCGGCGGCCCTTGCGGCGGCCCTTGTTTCATACACGCGCCACGATTCGCCCTCGGCCTCTCCGTTCGAGAACCACGGAACGCTACCGATGGACTTCACAAACGCGCTGGTATCGTCAACCCACGGAACGGACACGCGCTTGACGAGTCGTGCCGAGTCGAAGCGGGCCTTTCTGCTGTCCTCCCCAAGTAGCGTCGAGCCGTTGGCTGGCGCTGCTTCCCATATCGCACAAGGGAAGCCCGCCTTGATGAAAGTATCCTCGACCGACTTGGCGAGGTGGACGCCGGGGCCACACGCCGCGCCATCTTCCGGCGCATTCTTCACGCGCACGATCTTCCCACTTGACGGCCAGATGAACGACGGATCATACCAGCTTCCGTTGTCTTCTCTCAGGCACTTGTAATACGCCATCGTCAATCCTCCCAATAGAGTGAACGGCAATTATCGCAGCAGCAGATTTGGTTGAGATGATCCGGCGTGAATATCTTACCGCACCACTTACAGATTCGGTGTTGGGCGGGTTTCATGGTTACGCCTTCCGTGTCTGGAGTTGCACGTCGAATTGTGCCATTTCCTCGGCCTCTGCGGCCCTGTCGGCCTTGGCTTGTGCGCGGGACTGTTCGAGCGCCCCGGCTGATGCGAGGGTGCAGTGCCCGTAGCGTCTTAGCCGCTGGTGCATCGCGGCGCGTGTGTCCATGTCCATGGCTACTTGCCCCCTGCTTTTGCGATTGCGGCGCGGGCCTTATCCATCACGTGGACTCTGTTCGGCCTGTCTTCCATGTGCGGGTACCGGCTCATGCGTTCTTCGTGATCTGCCGTGACCGCTTGCAACGCTCTCAGCAGTTCGGGCGCGGCGGCGATCAGGTGGGCGCGTTCCCACTGCTCCGGCGTGGCGTCGGCGCGCGTCTCGCTCGGATAACCGATTTCGCAGACGCCCAAACCATCCTCCGTGTCTTCGATTACGGCAAGCGGCTGGTCTTCGGCATCGTCAATCTTCCATCGCTTCGCGTCCATGACTTCTCCCTTGATCTAGGACTGTGCGGCGGTCATTGCGGCGTCCGCGTCTTCATACGCGAACGTGAGCTTTCGGACACCGCGCAACACCGTGAGGGCGTCCTTGCGTGCCCGCTGGCATACCAGCTTGTCTTCGAGAGACAGGGGGAGCTTGCTGGCGGTCTTGAATGTCTCCGCCATTTCCAGCAGCGCCTTGACTGCCGTCTTGTGTGCGTCTCTCTGTGCCTTGCCCATCTCTTGCTCCTCTTGTCCCGAGTGTTATGGCAAACTATTGTCCACTGTATCACGCCCTTTGTACTCTGTCAAGGAATAATCTTGAAGATAGCCAAAAATGGTACATCGACAACGCTCTTTCCTCTCTGTTTCTGCACTCCTCGATCCCTCTTAAAGGCCTTTACAGCAACCGGGCCGCATTCGAACACACATAAAGACTTCTGGAAACCCGCAACCGCACACACCCACACAGCCAGCCTGTCATACAGTATATGTAAACTTGTCGGTATTGTTTACGCCATGCCTCACCCAGCTAACATACAGACATGCAGCCAGCCAGTAGCGACGCCGCCACATGCCCGCGCGGTATCACTATGTGACAGTGGTATCACAATGTGACACCCCCTGAGAACCAACGGTGGCCTTGGTATCCTCTGAGTGGGCGTGTCCCGCCTTGCACAGAATGGGCTCAGTAGGCTATCAGGCGTGAAAGAGGCGCGTAGCAGGCCCGTAGGAGCGTCCCAATAGGCTCAGTGCATGATGGGAGGGGTATCGAATCCGCCTTGCACAGAATGGGCTCAGTAGGCTATCAGGCGTGAAAGAGGCGCGTAGCAGGCCCGTAGGAGCGTCCCAATAGGCTCAGTGCATGATGGGAGGGGTATCGAATCCGCCTTGCACAGAATGGGCTCAGTAGGCTATCAGGCGTGAAAGAGGCGCGTAGCAGGCCCGTAGGAGCGTCCCAATAGGCTCAGTGCATGATGGGAGGGGTATCGAATCCGAACGTCTTAGAGGCCGCATATCTTGGTCGGCCCCCGGCCAGATCGCGCAATCGTGTATAGGTTATGAAGTGCGCTGCATTTCTTAGAATTGGCGAGTAATAGTGAGAGAGTGCAAGAAGGTGGTGTTCGAGCTTGAAGTGGAGCGGTATTCTCTGTTTTCCCCGATTGTTGAAAAATTCTGCTGAAAAGTGGTGGCTCTTGAGAGTAGCGCCACAAAGGGTGTGGCGTGCGCTACAGTGGGTGTGGCGATTTGAAAAAATTTCGTTACCGGTGCGGCGTGTCTCATTGCGGTGGGGCGGAGAGTGGCCGTTACCCCAAGGGATAGTGGTGCGTGTCTCATTCGTGTCTCGTGTGTCTCATTTTGGAAGTGGGGTATTGACACACGTGAGACAGATGTGGTAAAGGTGGGAGTCATTGCGGGACGTAGACCAGTTGAGGAGGACGCGATGGGTTGGGCGGATTGCGGTCTGGACAGCAAGGGGCGTCCGATTGGCTATGCGTTTTCAGCGACGTGCGACCATCCCGGATGCGACAAGAAGATTGACCGTGGTCTTTCCTTTGCGTGCGGTGGGATGCACGGCGAGACTGAGTGGGGATGCGAGGGCTACTTCTGCGAGGAGCATCTTGAGATCACCGACAAGGAGCGGGATAGCCAGCTTTGCCCGAGTTGTGTGAAGAGGGTCGAGTTGAAGCTTGGCGCCGATTGGTACGAGAAGAGCCACAGTGACATGGTTGCAGAGGCGGTTGAGGATTCAGCGTAACCGAGGAGGTAGGGATGCCAGACGAGAAGGCGAAGTGCGAGGTCTGCGGCCGGGCGATTGTGGATGGGGCGCATGAAGACAGCGATGCTGCCGAGTACAGCTTCTACGATCCGCTGGTGACGAAGAACGCCACGATCTGCGGCGCTTGTGCGAAGAGGGCGAATACCGTCGACATGCTGAAGCGTCTGTACCGTCTTGACGATGAGGTGAAGCGTCTTCAGCAGCGGATCGTTCTGCTCAACCAGAAATCGGGAGGGTAGGGATGCCAGACGAGAAGAGGAAGGTGCGTGAGCGCGGAAGGCTCAAGCAGAAGCGCGAGCAGGCGGAGGCGCAGTTCGTCGACGCAATCACGAGGGGGTGGCCTCCACGCCTCCGGAGCGCACTCCTTCCGGGGGTTGAGATGACGGAGGTTCCCCATGCCATATGAGCGGCTGAAGCTCGGGAAGCTGGACATTGTCGGCATCGCGGTGATGATTGGGCTACTGAACACGTACGCCTTGGTGAGGTTCCCGTTCGTGTGGTGCTGGTGGGCCGCGTTCGACGGGCGAGAGGCCGCGAAACCGAAACTGTGGAGCTGCTGATGGCAGTCGACACCAAGGCATACCGCAAGGCGCTGTGGAACACCAGCAGAACCATGTATGCCGAGTTCAAGGCTCGGATGGAGGAGTGCCTTGAGTCGGGCATGGTGCAGCGCGTGGCCGAACTGACCGCGATGGAGGAATTCCCGCTGCCGGTCGGGGCGGAGAGCGCGATCAAGAAGCTGACCCCGGATCAGCAGGCGGCGCTCAGGAAGAGCGAGGCCAAGGCGTTCGTGGCGCCGGGGAAGATGGACGAGGAGTCTGTCGACGACATGGAATACGGCGATCAGGACTTCGTGGGGCGGAAGACAACGCTGCGCGATTGCGCCGAGTGGGTTGCCAGCAACATCTACAACAAGGACGCCAAGGTCGAGGATGCGCCGGACGCCGTGGCGTGGAACCTCCTGGCCGATGCGAGGGCGGACGCCGAGTTCCGCCGGCGGGTCTTCTGGGACAAGATCTACCTGAAGGTCGTCGGGGCCAATGAGGATGCAGACAAGAAACGGGACGATGGAAGTGAGCTCGTGAGTACGATTCGAGATCTGCTCCAGATTCGAGACTCCGTCAGCGCCAAAGAGGCCGGATGACAGCCGCCACGCCACAAGTTGAGACGCTCCTCGCATTCGAAAGGCCCAGCGACGTTCGGCGCACCGTGCCGACGCCCTATCACCACCTGGTGCCCAAGGATCTCGACGACAACCTCAAGTGGCGACTGGAACTGCTGCGGTACGGCCAGAGCTCCAAGCGCGCGGCCGATGAGCTCTGGATGATGTGCTCGAGAGACCCGCTCTTCTGGGTGGACTCGTTCGTCTGGACGTTCAACCCGCGTCTCTCCAAGGGGCAGCGAAAGCAGCCGTGGATCAGCTACCCCTTCCAAGAAAATGCGATCCTCACGATCATCGCCGCGTCCGGCAGCATCGACGGATGCGACCCGTTCGATTGCCTCTTCGAGAAGTCACGCGATATGGGCGCAACATGGCTGGCCATCATCTGCGACGCCTACCAGTCCAGCTTCGAGGAATTCTTCTCCGCCCTCTGGGTCTCCCGTAAGGAAGACCTCGTGGACAAGGCAGACGATCCCAAGTCGATGTTCTGGAAGCTCGACTTCCTGATCGAACACCTTCCCCCCTTCCTCAGCGACAGGTTCGAGCGGAAGAAGCTGCACTACAAGAACTTCGTCACCGACTCCACCATCGACGGCGAGTCCACCACAGGCGATCTGGCCACCGGCGACCGCCGCTCCCGGATCACCCTCGATGAGTTCGCCAAGTTCGAGCGCGCCAAACCCGGCATGGGCATGAGGGCACTCAGCTCCACCGCCGATGCCACCGACTGCAGACTGTTCAACTCGACGCACGACGGCACGGGCACCGCCTTCTACATGATGGCAAAGTCCGATGTCCACAAGATCCAGTTCCATTGGTCCGCTCACCTCGTGAAAGGCGCCGGCCTCTACAGCGTCAACGAGAACGGCACGGTCAATGTGATCGACGGCGAGTACCACGAGCGGCGGCCGGGCTACGAGTTCATCCACAAGGCCGGCGGTTTCAAGGGGCTCCGTTCGCCCTGGTACGATCGTGAATGCAGACGCCGGAAGTCGAAGCTGGAGGTCGCACAGGAACTCGACATGGACGCCCATGCGTCGGGCGGTCAGTTCTACGACAAGGACACCATCGAAGTCATCGAGACCGGGCCCACACGAACGCTTCTCGCCCCCGTGGTTCGCGGTAATGTCAGCTTCGATCCGCTCACGGGAACCTTCCGCGGCTTCAATGAGAATCCGCACACGGGCACCCTGAAGCTCTGGATGCATCCCGACGCGATCAAGCGGAAGCGCGCTGGCGTTCGCTATGTGATCGGCGTCGACGTGGCCGGCGGGTCTGATGCCTCGAATGCCTGCCTGTGCGTGGCCGACGCGACGACCGGCGAACAGGTCGCGGAGTTCGCCGATATCGAGACCACTCCCGACAAACTGGCCAAGATCGCCATGGCCGTCGGGCTCTGGTTCAAGGTGGGCACCACGCTCCCCGAGTTGATCTGGGAACGCAACGGGCCCGGCAGCGCGTTCGGCCTCTGCATCCGAGACCTCGGGTACGACAGTTTCTATCACCGATCCGACGCCGACACGGGCGTTCGAGACCCGAAGCCCGGCTGGCCGTCGGCACCACAGAACAACCTCGATCTCATGGGCCTCTTCCGCCGATCACTGAGCAGCGGCTCGTTCGTGATCCGCTCCGATCAGGCGCTTGAGGAGCTGAAGGCATACGTCTACACCAAGACGGGGGGCGTCGCCCACCAGGCGTCGCTGTCCATCGAGGATCCGAGCGGCGCCAAGCGAAATCACGGAGACCGGGCACGGGCCGCGGCGCTGGCCTGCCTCTGCATGGGTCTCGAACCCTCGCTCGATGAGGATGACAAGGTGCCCGACGAAATACCCGACAACTGTTTCTTCGCGCGTCGGCAAGCGTTCCGACGGCGGAAGATGATGGACGCAACACGATGAAAGGGATGCCATGAGAGAGTTCATGCGGTACATGATGGTCGTCGCGCTGGTCGCCTGCCTTGGCATACTGGCCCTCGGAATCGCCGCTGGCTGCACCCCGGCGCAGATCGCGCACAGCCAACAGCAGATCTCCAACGCCGAGACGCAACTTGCCACATTGGAACAGCAGCTCGCCGCGGCAACCCCAGGCTCCGACGAACACAAGGAGCTGCTCGCCTCCATTACACGAATCAAGCTCGGCCTCGAAACGCTGAACAAGAACCTCGAAGGCGCGGAAGATGAATATGGCGTGGCTCAGGCCGTCGCCCAAACGCTTTGCCTTTTCATCGCACCGCCCTGGGGCCCGATGGTCGCAGCGGCGCTCGGACTGACCATCGGCCTCGTGAAAGACCAGAGAAGCAAGCGGAAACTGGCCGTCAGCGACCGCGCGAATGCGATCATGGTGACATCCATCAAGGATGCGAATGCCACCGTCGCCGCCGGGATGGTCAAGAAACGCTCCAAGCCGGACGCGGCCGTCTACGCAGCCATCAAGAGCAAGGTCAAGGCGCTCGACGCCAACATCCGACATACCGAGGGCTGATCCATGCCACTCGACTGGAACGACGCGACGATCAAGAACCTGCGCAGCTCAGTGACGAAGTGGCGCCAGGATCTCAAGTTTGCTCGCGTCCAACGCCTCGCGGCCCTGAAGCTCTTCGGGGGCGCCCACTACATCAAGGATTGGGATCAGGAGACGCAGCCCATCCCGCTCATCGCGATTGGGATGAAGACGTACCTGCGCCACCTTGTCGGTCGCCGCCCGGCGGTCATGGTCGGAACACCGTTCCCCCGCCTGAAGCCCTCCGCCTACATGCTCCAACTCGCCATGAACCAACTCCTCAAGGAGATCAACTTCGGCGAGACCATGGAGGCCATCGCCCTCGATGCGATGTTCGGCATGGCGTTCGCCAAGATCGGCCTGTACTCCAGCAGGGAAGTGGAGATCGGCGGCGTGATGCACGACGAGGGCCAGCCCTACTTCGACCGGATCTCCCCCGAAGACATCGTCTACGATACGAATGCCCGAACGTGGGAGCAGATTACCGTCGTCGGCAACCGTTACCGGGTGCCGCTGCGTATTGTGAAGGAGAGCAGCTTCTTCGAGAACACGGACGAACTCGTTTCCCAGGAAGAGAAGACGCACAACGAATCGGGCGACCGACGCAGCACAACCCTGACCCGCGGGAATAACTCCGACTACGAGGACTTCGAGCCGCACGTCGAACTGCTCGACCTCTACATGCCGTTCGAGAACACCATGATGACGCTGGCGGAACATCAGGACAACATTCCGCCCGTAGTCCCGCCCTACGAGTGGAACGGCCCGGAGCGCGGCCCGTACCGGCGGCTCTCATTCGGCACGGTTCCCGATCAGATCATGCCCCTCGCGCCGATTCACCTCTGGATGGACATGCACGAGATGGTCAACACCATCTGGCGCAAAGAGTCACGCCGCGCCAAGAACTTCAAGCAGAACTGGGGCTACCAGCCGGAGTCGGCGAAAGACATGGCGAATCTGGAGTCCGCCGGCGATCTTCAGACGATCAAGATGAAGAACCCCGAGGGCATCCGCGAGTTCCTGACCGGGGGTGCCAATGCGAACAACGTGCTCATGGCCATGAAGGGGCAGGAGGAGTTCAACAACATCGCGGGCAACCTCAACCTGATGACGGGCAGCGGGGCCGATTCAGAAACGCTCGGTCAGGATCAGATTCTGATGGCCTCCTCAAACCAGACGGTCGAAGACCTGCAGGACAGAACGCTTCTCTTCACCGAATTCGCGACAGAGGACCTTGCGTGGTTCCTGTATTACGACCAGAACATCCCGATCCCGCTGATCAAGGAAGTGGCCAACGGCAGGCGGATGGCAGCCACGCTTTCCCCCAAGGATCGCGAGGGCGACTTCCTGGAGTACAACTTCTCGATCTCTCCGTATTCCATGCGGCCGCAGACCCCAGACTCGAAGTTCGGGACCATGATGCAGCTCCTCAATGGCCTCATGGCCCCGTTCGCGCCGATGATGCAGGAGCAGGGGCTCACAATCGACATGCAGGCCGTGCTCAGGCATGCGGCGCAGTGGCGGAATCTGCCAGAGATCGAGGATATGGTCACGTTCACCTCGCCCAGCCAACAGCAGCAGATGGGCCCGGTCGGCGAGAGCCCGCGGCGACCCGTGCAGCAGTCGCCGAAGACAGAACGGACGTATAACCGCGTCAGCCAGGGTGCCGGCAAGCAGGGCGGCGAGGACATCACCGCGGCACTACTCCAAGGTCTTGGGCAGAAGCAGCAGCAGACATCAAGTCCCATGCAAGCGACAGGATAGACAACATGGCAGCGGCAACCAATGGCGTGACGGCATTGCACGTACTTCGCGACCAGCAGCAGGCGGTACTTGACGATCTCGAAAGCGCTCCCGACGACATCGATGGGATTGGCGACGACCAGGGATGCCCGGCGCCGAAGTTCGCCTACAAGGTGCTTGCCGCAAACCGAGTTCTCGTGAGAACCGCGGTCATCAACACGCAGTTGGATATCGACAACGGGGAAGCGAGACGCAACAGGCAGAGCCGCATGTGGGACAGCATCAGAAGCAGCGTCGCAGCATGGATCATCGTCACCCTGATCGCAGCGATCCTCTTGATGGTCGGAACGGCCTTTGGAAAGACTCTCTGAGGACAGACATGCAGATCTACCCGTACAAATGCCCGGAATGCGGCCATCGGTTCGACCACATGATGCAGAAGCTGAATCCGCCGGACACGCTCGTCTGCGGAGAGTGTGGATACCGGAAGTGCAAGCAGGATTGGCAGGCCAAGTTCGCCGGCGGCGACTTCGCGCCCGGCAACTGGCCGATGGAGTCCGACGCGGCCGGCGTTCACCCGGACCAGATACCCGAGGCCGTGGAACACGCCAAGAGCATTGGCGTGCCGACCGAGTTCAACAAGGCAGGGAATCCGATCCTCCGAAGTCCACAACACCGGGCCGCATACCTCCGCGGAATCGGCATGTTCGACCGAGACGCGGGGTACAGTGACCCAGCGCCGAACGAACATACCAGGCCGAGATCTCGACGCGAACAGCTCGCGCGAAAGTACGGCCTTGACCCCAAACTGGTAGGAGCCTAGGGATGCCATTGGAAGACAAAGGGTTGGAACACGACGCCGAGGAAGAAAAGCAGGAAGACAAGCTGACGCCGGGCTGGGAAGACGATCCCGCGCCCGATCCGACGCCCGATGCTGAGATCGAGGAAGATACCAGCACGAGCAAGGACGACGACGACGACACCGACGGCAGCAAGGACGATGGCGGGAAGAAGGCCGACGACGCCGCCGACGATACACTCACGACACGAGCCGTCGAAGAACTTGGCATCGCCAAGGAGACGGCAGCCGCACTTGCCGAATCGGGACACCTTCAGGAACTCTTGGATGCGGCCGATCAAAAGCTGAAGCCCACACCTCCGGCAACCCCGGCGGCCAAGGGTGACGAAGCGACGACGGCTGACGACAAGGGTGCCGAAGGCGACCAGGGCAAGAAGGACGCTCTCACGCTCAAGGACGATCTCGAAGCACAGGGATACGATCTCGAAGATCCCATGGTCAAGATCCTCCTCGCACAGGACGCGAAGAACGGCGAGTTGTCGAAGAGACTCGATGGCATGCTGACTTCGCAGAAGGAAGAGGCTCAGGTCGCGCACGAGAGGGCGTTTGACAGCGCCATATCGGCACTTCCGGAGTCATGGGAGGAGCTCTTCGGGAAGGGATCGGTTGACGCGCTCGATCCCGACGGAGCGGAGATGCGGCACCGGCAGAAGCTGGACGACGCGATGATTCTGATCCAGAGCCATCGTGCCGATAAGGATCTGGCACCGCTCGACGCAGCCGAAGTGATGGATCGCGCGTTGCGATTGGAGTACGCAGACACGTACTCGGAACTGGACCAAGCGGCACTGAGCGGTAAGCTCAAAGGCCAACGCCGTCGGATGGCAGCCCGCCCAACGGGGCGCGGTGCCGACAAGCCAGGTGGCGTCAATGCCGCCATAGCGAAGTCGGAAGCCTTCGATAAGCAACATGGCGTCGGCTGACGGGCCGCGAGACTGAAAGGACAACGACAACATGCCGACACTCAACGCGGACGAAATCGATGATCTCGTACAAGAAACGCTCCGCGATCTGGGGCGAAACGACATCATCCAGATCGCACAAAGCCAGCAGGACTACGAGGTCTACACCAAGTGGTTCAAGAACGACCGCGTCGCCTTCGACAGCGGTTACGGAATCCGCCGGACACTCATGAACAAGCTGCCGGGCTCCGCGCGACACACCGGCCTCTTCCAGGTCGATGAGATCGCCGTGGTCAATCTCCTGAGCCAGCTCGTCGTGCCGTGGCGACATGCCACGACGAACTGGGCGTACGAAATACGCGAGATGATGATGAACAAGGGCAAGTCCCGGATCAACAACATCATCGTGCCGCGGCGCGAGGGCGCCATCATCGACCTGATCGAGGAGCTCGAAGAGAAGGGCTGGGCCAGCCCGGACGCGGACAACGAGGACGAGCCGTACGGCCTGCCCTACTACATCGTGTCGAATGACACTCAGGGCTTCAACGGCGGCTACCCCGACGGCCACACCGACATTGCCGGTGTGAACCTGACGACCGTGCCGACGTACAAGAACTGGACGGACACGTATGTCGCCATCACCAAAGACGACCTGATCAAGAAGATGCGCAGGGCCTCGTACAAGACGAACTGGAAGAGCCCGATCAGCGTCGCCGACTTCCGCAGCTTCAAGGCCCAGATGTACCGCATCTACATGCCCTACGATGTCTACGAGGCCTTCGTGGACGCGGCGCAGGCGCAGAACGAGAACCTGGGCCCCGACGTGGCGCGCTACGACGGCGAGGTGACGTTCAAGAAGCACACCATCCTCGCGACCCCGTCGCTGGACGATACTACGAACACCTGGACGGACTTCCCCGTGTTCGGCGTCAACCACCAGACGTTCCTTCCCGTGTGCCTCGAAGAGGACTACATGCGGGAGACGGGTCCGCAGCAGTCGCCGAAGCAGCACAACACCCGCGAGGTGCATTACGACATCTCGTACAACTACGTCTGCCTGGACAGGCGCCGGAACTGGCGCTTCAAGAAGACCGGGACGTAAGCCACACTGTGACAAGGCTGCGAGGCCGGCTGGCCCAGCAGCAAACTCGCGTAGGTCGTGGTGCGATGCCGCACGCGGCCGACCAATAGGAGAGAGACATGCCTATCACCAATCCGGTTCTTTACGAACAGCAGGGACGTGTCATCAAGCGGCTCGTCAAGCACACGGCCGGCACAGCCCTCGTGAAGGGCGTGGCCATGTGCTACGACCGCGACTACGGCACCGCAACCGCCGTGGATGAGTACCGGGACAAGATCGTGCTGGTCCCCGGCACAACCAACAACGGCAGTTTCGCCGGCGTCACGGCCCGCTCGTACAAGGCCAAGACCGGCGGCCGCATGATCGAGATCTACGAGCCCGGCAGCGTGTGTTTCGCGCTGATCGCGGACGGTTCGATCACCATCGGCGACAGGTCGTTCGTGACGTTCATCGTCGGCGGTGCCAGCAATGGCAAGTTCACCGCGGCCGCCGCAGCCCCCGTGGGCATCGGTTCGGCCAAGGTGCTGCAGACGTTGGCGGCCACAGGGCTCGGTCTCGTGGAGCTCCTGGCGACCGGCGACCAGACGGGCGGCGTCGAAACGAGCACCAGCGTCGCCGCGGGCGGCGCGATCACCCCGATGGTCGGCGGAAAGACCATCGTCACGGGTGTGGCGCTCACCGGAGCCGACATCACCGCGACCCTGGCCGACGGCACGTACATCGGGCAGAGGAAGGTGTTCTACGTCGCCGCCGACCTGGGCGACGCCTACGACTTCATCCTGACGACCACCACGTGCGTGCAGCTTGACGGCAGCACCGGGCTGTCGAACGTCACCATGGACGACATCGGTGACTACTGCATGTTCGAGTGGATGGGTCTCACCTGGAAGCTCATCGCCAACGCCGGTGGTGCGCTCGCGTAAGCACAATCGGTCAGCAGCCACTGGGGCTCCTGGCCACAACGGGGGGGAGTCGCCAGCATCCCGGCGGCTCCCACCCCGAATCCGCGGGATGCCGGATTGGAGAATAACGTGCATAAATCGACAGAGAAGCATCTGCGCATGATGCTCGGTATCGAGGACTCGGTTGACAAGAAGGGCACGGCCGTTCCGACGCCCGAATTCGCGAAAGCGTTCATCGACAGCATGCAGGCCAAGATGAAATCGTTCGCATACAAGGGCACCTCCGTGCCGATGGTCGCGTGCGTGGCGGCCCTGTCCGAGGTTCTCGAACCCATCCTGAAGCGTCTCGACGAACTTGAGGCGGCGCAGGGCGGCGGCACGAACGGGGAATCCACGCTCGAGCTGACGAAGCGAATTGACTCGGCACTGGCCATCGCGAAGAACGCGACGAAGACGGCGGACGATACCGCCGACGCACTGGCTGAGGCCATCGCGAACAGCAAAGCCGAGAAGGACGCGCAGAAGAAGACCACGAAGTCCACACCCAAGTAGGTGAACGCCAATGGCTGAAAGTACGCTGTCCCTGACCTGGCAGGACTACATGACCGCGGTCGGCCGAAAGGTCGGCTGGGTCAAGACAGGTGCGATCTGGTCGGCTATGAGCGCCGCTCGCCAGACTGAGACCGACCGGCTCGTTCAGGAGGCATACCGACAGTTCCTCGATCCCCCGCTCGTCCTTGAGGACGTTCAGCCCCACCAGTGGACGTTCCTGACGCCGATCCAAACCATCGACGTGACCTCGGGGACGGAAGACTACGAGATGCCCGACGACTTCGCCGGCCTGATCGGCAGGATCTGGTTCCCGGAGAACGAACTCAAGACGGCGCTGCACATCGTGGGTCGCGGGCAGATTCTCTCGCTGCGAAGCTCCGCGACGAACTCCGGCTACCCACGCTACGCGGCGATCACGCCTCTGCCGCGCGACGAGTGGACAGACGGGACGGGGCAGCGTTTTCAACTCATGATCTACCCGACGCCGGACGCGGACTACACTTTCGCCTACACCGCGAACATCATCACCAACAAGATGGACAGCACCGACGCGAACAAGTACCCGATCGGTGGCGAGAAACACGCGGAGACGATTCTGGCCTCATGTCTGGAGCGCGCGGAGAATTACATCGAGCAGGCCCAGGGGGCCGAGTACGCGCGGTGGATTCAGAGGCTTCGCGCGAGCATCATGATCGACCTCGACGCCTCAGCGCCTGAAACTATGGGGATGCTTGGCGACCGAAACAACCTGTACGGCAACCGATACTGCGACCGATCAGAGTACGTCAGTTTTGAAGGCAACATCCCCGGCCTGACCCCATAACAGGAGAGCATCATGGCGCAAATGGAAATTATCTACGTGGTCGGCGGAGACCTTATCCCCGACGACACGCCTGAGACGGGGCTGATTCGCGTCACAGGAACCGCTCTCGGCGAGGTTCACGTTCACGATATGGGCATGGCCACGGTGGTTGGAACGGATGGCGGGGCGGAACTGACGAAAGCGGTTGCCGTGGGTGGCAACGATGGCTCGAACTTCAACATTCTCGGCGTGGCCGCAGATGGCTCGATTGATGCGAATCTCGTGGTCGGCGACATCGAGATCGGCGCGGTCGAGCTGAAGAACGCCTCTACCGACGAGCGGGCGAGCATCGAAGCCGCCAATACCGCGCGGACCACGGCAACCAAGGTTCTTGCCACGCAGAACGTGGACGCGGACGGCGAAGTGATGGCAGCGGCCGATCTCGTCTCGGTCAGAGACACCAACATCGAGCGGTATCTTGAGATCGACGAGGTCGAGGGCTCCGACATCGGCAACTGGGTGGCGGGAACGGACGTGGCCAACATCGCCCTGTCCACAGAGCACATCCCGCACGAGGGCAAGGCCGACTGCATCGAGATGGACAAGACGGGCGGGACGCAGACCACCGCCATCATGTCCAAGACCATTGCCGTGGATGGCTCCGCGTTTGAAGGCCCGACGTTGCTCGAAATGGCCGTCAAGCATGGCAACTACACCAACGTCGCGAGCATCATCTGCCGCCTCGGTACGGATGGGTCGAACTACCACGAGTACGCCATTGACCCGGTGGACTTCGCGACCGGCGAATGGGTGAGGATCGAGTTCAACGTGTGGGCTGGCCTCCAGACCGGCACCGGGCTCGACATGAGCACGATCACCTATATCGCGCTTGGCGTGGTGATGGATGCCGCGGCGAATACCATCGCGGACGTGCAGTTCGAGGAGGTGCGCTTCCTTTCGGCCCCCGCGGTGAGTTCCGCCCCGGTGGCGATCACGAACGATATCGGTGCGGTAACGCGCGTGACGAAGGTCGGCAGCGCAGCGGGCCCGGTCTGGCCGAAGGACTCGGGCAACAAGGATGCTGGAACTCCGCGCGTGGTCATCGCGACGGACGATGTGAACCAATCGGCGATCAAGACGGCCGTGGAGAAGATCCCCGCACTCGGCACGGCGGTAATGGCTGGTGCGGCACCCGTCACGCTTGCTACCGACGACACGATGATGGTCGCGCTGGACGCTTCTGTGGACATTGTGGCGGGCGATACCACCTCAATGGACGCCAAGATGGCCGCATTGGGTACTGCCGCAATGGCAGCCTCAAGCCCTGTCACGCTGGCGACCGACGACACTCAGTACGGTGCAGTCGGTGCGGCGGCCGATGTGGACGGCAATATCCACGGACAGCTCCGCACGATTGGCGAAGCCGCGGAAGGTCATGGCTTGGCCTACCCGGTGATCGACAGCGTATTCAACGTGGCGCTGACCGGCCCCGCAGACACAGCCAACACGGCACTCGTAGCCGATCCGGGTTCGGACAAGCGCATCTGCGTGATGGGCTGGTACGGGACGGCAGACACCGATGCCGGCACCATCGCGTTCCAAGACGAGGACGACACGGTGATTACCGCCGCGATGGCGGTGCTGCTGGGCGGCCAGTACGGCGCGGTCAGCAACGATGTTCGCTTCCCGGCGATGGTCGTGGTTGCGAACAAGGCGCTGGAGATTGACACGGTGACGGCTGGCTTTGATGGCCGCATCTACGGCTACATTGAGGATGTGAGCTGATGGGAATGAACCTACTCGGCGTTGGCTCGATGCACGCGGCCCTTATGGGCGGCGGCGGCGCACCCGCAAGCCCTGACTATACGGTGGTCGGGGCTACTGGAGGCTCTGCGGGCGCAAACGGCGACTACTACGAGAACGGGACGCTCGACGGCAATCCGAAGTATGACAATGATGCCAGCGCCTACTCCATCATGTTCGATAGCAGCTATGGCGCGTGGTTCATCCATACAAGCGATGATCCCGACAACAGCGCGTTCATCAACTGGTATTCTCCTGCCACGCCGCCCGAGGGACTGTTTGACGCGAATACCGGATCTGGCACACCGTTCGTAATACCGGGAACGATTACCGATGTTGCCGTGTCCGGTGCAGGGACGGTGGCGGTGAACGGCACATACTCCGAGTTCGGGACACAGAACAATCTGCCGACCTACAAGCACGCGACAGCGGCTATCTACTTGTGGAGCGACTTCGCGGGCTACTGGTACTTTGAACTCAACGGTATCGAATTGGGCGGGACAACGTACTATTATGGAGAGTACGTCGATTACCAAGCGTCCGTCCCGTGGGCGGGCGGCACCGTCTACATCGTGGCGGAAGGCGACGCAAATGCACCAACAGTCGTGGAGGCATGACATGAGTGTACTCGTATGGGTCAAGGTGAAAGATTGGGGCAAAACGCCTCCTCTGTTCCACAGTCGATACGAACCGGACATCGACCAATTCGGGCCAGACAGCGCGGGCGGTATCAAGATCGGACGTGTAATGATCCCAACCGTATTGGCTACCATGTCCCCGAACCGTGGAGAGCCGCGTCGAAAGCGATGATGCACTGTCGATTGCCAGCTAAGCAGCACCTGAAATAACCGACGCCTGAAGGCGTCACAGATGAAGGAGAAGGACAATGGGACTGCACAATGCGTACGATCTTTACGCCAGAGGCGAGGCCCGCCTTCCGCAGAAGTTCGGCAACGCGGTCGAGGGCATCCTCACGGTCTACGCCGAAGGGGCGCCGACGGACGAGGGTTACGCGCCTGGCTGTCTTCGCGTTGACATCACCTCGAAGAAGACGTATCAGAACGTGGGCACGATCACCACGGCGGTGTGGGAACGTCTCGCGCCCGTCATCACCGAGGCCGCAACCCTGCACGTCAGCAAGGGCGGCAACGACACGACCGGCGACGGAAGCTCGTCCGATCCGTTCCTGACCCTGACCGCCGCATTCGCCGCCGTCGATGCCGACAACATGACGATCATCGTCCATCCGGGCGAGTACGACGAAGCCGCCGCCCTGGCCTTCCCCGTCGCGTACAACGGTCTGCGTGTCGCGGGTATGGTTGGCGAGGCGGATGCCACCGTGATCACCGCCGCCACCGGGCCCGTCATCACCATCGATCCGGCCGCGAGGTCTGGCACGTATTGGTGCTCGTTCTCCGATCTGACCATCGAGGGCGATGCGACGGCGAACGTTGGACTCCACATCGACAACGGAACCTGCACGAAGAAGGTGATCGTCAGCCTGCGGAACGTGAACATCGGCATGGACGACGACCAGACCGACGTGGCGATTCAGACCGTCCACTCCGACGACACCGCGAACGCGATCCGCATCTACCACAGCGGAGCGCCGAACCAGATCGAGGGCATCGTGGCCCTTGAGGTCGACAACAACGGCGACCGCTACGAGTTCACCGGCATCAACTTCGAGGGCCCGATCCACTTCGGGAACGGCGCGGTGGCCGGCGAGAGCCGCTTCATGAACTGCATCGTGCAGAACGACGGCGCCGCCGGCGACGAGGGCAACGATGCCCAGTTCCTCGCGGCCATCAACTGCATCTCGCGCGATGGCACCACGTTCGCCATCGTCGACAAGGAAGACTTCGGAACCAACATCAGCACGAACTTCACCGCCCTTCCCGCCTCGTAAGGAAGCCCAATGGCAAAGGATCGAGCGATCCGATTGCAGTTTCCTCTCGCGGGCCTGGACAGGCGGTACAGCTATCGGCAGCAACCGCCCTTCACGACGCCCGACTGCCGGAATGTGCGCCCAAGCGCCACTCTGGAAGGCCGAGCACGTGGAGGGCAGCGGCCGGGGCTGGTGAAGGCATACCCCGAGCAGGTGTCCGGGGCCTCCAATCCCATCCGCATGGCCAGCAGCGTCACCGTGGTGCAACCCACGGGGACGACGCACTGGGTCGAGAACTTCATCGGCGAAGAGTGGGAAGACGACGGGCTCGGTGGGGTATGGTCGACGGCATCGTGGGCGGTTGATTCACCCCATGTTGTTGGCACCCTGGCTGGCCCTTTCGACAATGTTCCAGAAGCCGCTGCAGTTCGGGATTTGATCGACATAGACACCGCGCAGAGCTACACGGTCGCAATGCACGTCGTGCCCTACGAAGGCCAGTTTCACGGCAGTTATCGGCTCTATGCTCGGTTGAACGACACAACGCCGGACATTACCCAGGACGGTCTGATCGTCGAATTGGTGTCGACAGGCTCAAGTGGGGATTACACGGGGAGCCTGACGGTTATCATCGCCGGAGTCAGCGCCACGATACCCTTCACGGCCGGCACGGGAGACATCACCTCGGGTTGGCTGGAAGTGCTGATCAACGGCGACGACATCACGTGCTACTGGCAGGACACGGTGGTTCTGACGAACACCATCGGGGCCCAGACCGGCAAGCGCGTGGGCTTCGGCTTTGAATGCACGGTTGACGGGGGTGTCACCACGTGCGACCAGTACCGGGTGATCTACTACTCCCTCGACTACGACTACGGTGCGCGCAGCGAGTTCGTGACCAGTGCCGACGGTGAGCTGTGGCACTCGAATGGGCTCGGGCACCTGGTTCAACTCACCACGGATCTGACGCTGAACGACGACCGTCTCATTCTCGCGACAGAGCGCGAGCAGAAGCTGTATATCGCGGATCATGGCGATCCGGTGGCAGTGGGCGGCGACGGCGTGATGGGGGGGGCCGGGAACAATGTGCTGACCGCGGCGAGCATCACGGATTGGACGGCTCTGAGCTTCAACACGCTGGATTACGTGTGTGTGATCACGAACGGTCTTGGGGGCACCACGGACGGCGTCTACGAGATCACCAGTATCGCGGCCGGCAGCATCGAACTCACGCTCGCGCCCGGCGATGGCACGTGCTCATACAGCGTGGAGCGGGGACCGAAGATCTACGATCCGGTCGCGGGCACTCTCGAGCTGTGGATGGCCACGGCCGGGAAGGGATTCATTCCGGTCGGGTGTCCGAACATCGACCTCTACCGAGACCGGCTCACGCTCTCAGGGAAGCCAGCGCACCTCTGGTACATGAGCCGCCAGCAGGATCCACTGGACTTCGACTACTCCCAGACCGACGCGCAGCGGGCAGCGGCCGGAGATCAGGAGCGTGCAGGTCGCGTTGGCCAGCCGATTCGGGCGATGCGATCCCACACGGACGACTACCTTGTGTTCGGCGGCAAGTCTCAGACGTGGGTGATGAAGGGCGATCCGGCGTTCTCCGGGGATCTGATGGCTCTCTCGCGTCGCGTGGGATGCGTCGACCGTGGCGCGATGTGCTACGGGCCCGAGGGACAGTTGCTCTACCTGACGATGGACGGCCTGTACGAGATCGCCCCCGGCGCCCAAGCGTATCCCCAGAGCCGCAGCCGCGAGAAGTTGCCGCGGGAACTGCGCGACATCGACTACCTGACGCACACAACCCTGATGGCGTACGACACCCAGGATCGCGGGCTGCACATCTTCATCACGCGAGAGGACGAGGCGCAGATGACGCACTGGTGGTACGACTGGGAAGGGCGATCATTCTGGCCGATGGGGTATGCGTCTGCCCACGAGCCGACTGCCATCCATGCGTTCACCTCGCACTTCACCGACATGAGCGCGGTTCTGCTCGGCTGCAGGGACGGGTACATTCGGAAGTTCTCGCCGGATGCCGGGAAGGATGATGATGAGGGGATCGACAGCTACGTCCTCTACGGGCCCATCGACCTCGGCGGAGATGACTACAACGACGGCATGGTGACTGAACTTCGCGCCGTGGTTGCCAAGGGCAGCGGTGACGTGGACTGGAGCACGCTGGTCGCAGACGACTTCGAGCAGGCGACCGACGAAGATGCCGACGCCAGCGGAACGTGGGAGGCGGGATCGAACGTGCCCGACTTCCCGAGATCGCGCGGCCCGGCGTTCATTCTCAAACTGGAGAACGGTGACCCGGCTCAGGCATGGGCTATGGAGCGCGTCACTGCCCGCATACGGCGTCTCGGGAGGCACAGGATGTAATGGCCACCATACGCATTGACATCATCGTGTCGAAGGGCTCGGATCCGAACGAGATTCGCAGGGCCTTTCAGTTCGTCAATGAAGCCTTCCAAAACCTTGACGGGGTTCAGATCAGCTACGACGACGACAACAGCATCTCGGACATGATCGCCGCCAATACCGCCAATCTGGCCACTGCTTTCGCTACGCTGGTCGACCACGAAGGGCGCCTTATTGCAGGAGGACTCTGATGGCGTTTGCCTACTGTGCGAAACCTGGCATCATCCCGTCTCCCTCACCGGAGCCGACGGATACAGAGTCGCCGTCTGAAAGTACGCCCTCGACCCCCTCGACCCCCTCAAGCGCGAGCGAGATCAGCCCGAGCGGAACATCGGTCACGCCGGAGTGGCCGTCCAGCGCCAGCAGCCCAAGCCCCTCCGAGTTCGATCCCTGTGGCAACCCGAGCACCTTCCCGAATCTGCTCGGCTGGACGACGGAAGGAACCGTCACGAGCGACGGTCTAGATGCGATTCTCTTTGGGGAAGCCTCCAAGATCTACAAGACCAAGGGTCTCACGATTTGCGAAGAGGGCTATTCATTGACGGCCCTCTCTCTCGCGGTAGAGACCTGCATCAGCAACTACTCGACGCCCGACTCCGATCAGAAACCGTCACTCACGCTCTACGCGACGAGTGGAAGCTGGACAGTGAGCATGCTGCGCGACTTTGATGGCACACTCCTGACCTATCGGGTTGAGGGCCCGGCCTACGACCAGAGCGTCACGCTGTTGGGGTTGGCCGACACCGAACACATCGGGCTCGGCTTCACTATGCAGCTCGTAACGGGCGGCGTTCGATTCGTGGTCTTCGAGAGCGGAGACGAACTGTACGACACGATTGGGCCGCTGCCGGCAGCCTTCCCGAGCCAGAGCAACTGGGAGTACGGAACCGAAATGGCGGGCATCGAGAACGCCTACGTCGAGGTGCGGCGCATCGTCGCGACGAGCGAGGAGACGTGCAGCGCGGATGCGTCTCCGTCGCCCTCGGAAGAATCGCCATCGCCGTCGCCGTCGCCATCGCCGTCGCCGAGCCCCGAGCCGCCGGAGAATGACTGCAACGACTGTGACGAGACAGAATATGGCGCAATCCCAGACACCCTGTACCTCACATTGGGAACCCTTGATGGAGCCTTCAACAGTTACGAAGGCAAGCACACGATGGAGTGGGTCTCTGGTTGCCTCTGGGTGAGCGAGGACGGCAAGTCGTACCTTGAGTATCTGCCAAATCCGGTTGGCTCATGGCGCATCGTTCTGAATCCGCGGCTTCCGGGCTCTGGCTCATGCGCTATCGATTGGAGGCCAAGTGGCGAATCTGATTGCGAGCCATGGACACTGACGTTCGACAACGTAGAGGACTGCCTTGATGGCGACTCTCCGTGTGGCGGGTCCGAATGCCCGAGCAGTGGAACCGCGTCGATAAGTACAACATAAGCATAAGGGATGTAACAATGCCGAGCGGCGAACGCGATAAGTACGACAGCGCACTCAAGAAATGGACTTCAATGCCGAAGCTCAAAAAGTGCTGCCAGGGCGATCAGCGCGAGTGGCACATTAAGGTTGGCGTGTCCGCCACATCAGATGCAGGAACGCTTATTGAGACGCTGGCCTATGGAACATGCGGCGTGTCGTACATGAACCAACTCTTCTGCCGATACCACGAGGTCTTCATCAACCCGAGTGGTGTCGCATGCACACTCTGCGAGGCGCGTACCTGGCCGAAGCATGTCAACTCCCGCAGGCTCGTAGAGGAATGCCTTTCGCGGGACGGCAAGCAGGCCGCCGGAGAGCTGCTGATCGTGCTCGTGGAAAAGCAAGAGATAGACGCAGGCCGCGCATCGGAGATCGTTGATGCCCTCAACCTTGAAATCTAGAATTCGCGCTGCCGCCCGGCGTGTCGGCAAGACCGACCTCCGCGGATGCCTCTCGTGTAAGGGCAAGATGGTTCGGAAGATGGCAGCGACCGTCAGCGCCGGCCGAGCCCTCGTCGTGACGTGGGGCAAGAAGAGCGCCATGCCTGCACTGGCCGCGTCTCTGCACGTCCTCGGCTATGACGTGGAGACCATCGAGCGTGGTGAAGGCGACTGGAAAGACGCCGTGATCGACAGCATCAGGAACGATCCCCCGGACATCTTCCTCTGTTGGCAGCGGCTCTACGATCACGGATGGTCGAAAGAGGTCAAGGGCGTTCTCGACGAGTACATGATTCCGCAGCTCTACGTGGACTTCGGGATCTGGCCGCACTACCGGAGCGTGATCTTCGACCCGATGGGCGAGAACGCGACGAGCCAGGTGGCGGGTGCGCTTCGCGGTCTTGATGCGTCTGAACCCTACAGGTCGGCGGCGAACAATGGATCGGCCGAGATTCTGCGTGCCATGCGTCTCGGTCTGGCGGCACACGCGGCGAGGGCAGAGAACCAGCTTGCGAACCTCGGACTTGACGGGTTGCCGAAGCACTTCTCGCTGGCCATCCTTCAGCGCACAGGCGACCAGGTGCTGCGCTTCGACGCGGTCAAGAAGAGGCGGGAGCCGCTGAGACTCCTGAACGACCTGATCGCGGAGGCAAAGAAGCAGCGACAATACATCGTGATCAAGGCGCACCCATTCGACAAGAAGATGGATCTCTCGGGCGTGAAGATGTCGGGGCGCTACTGGCGCGTTCTCACGAAAGAGACCACGGGCGACAATGACGCCGCGATGGCCTGGCTCGTACGCGAAGCGGATTACGCGATCATGGTCAACTCGACGAGCCACCTGACGTGCCTCGCAATGGGCACGCCCGTGGTGACACTTGGCAAGGGATGGTTCACCGGCAACGAAGTCACGAGCGAGTTCAAGACGATCCGGGGTGCGGTCGCGGGCCCCAAAGATCATGATGAGCAACTGCGCGAGCGATATCTCCTGCACATGCTGTCGAGGCAACTGCCGCTGCCGGCGTGCAAGGAGGCCCCACGAATCGCATCAACCATCGACATGCTGACCAATCGCAAGGCCAGCACGCGCGACATCACCACGATCACCACCATCTACGCCGACAAGGACGCGGAAGAGGGCGTCCGCGAGACCCTTGTGTCCATCATGAAGTCGCTTCCGGGCATGGATCACATTGCTGCGGTCGACAAGGCGAGGCCGAACTTCATGCGCGAGATCGAGGCGCTCGGATTCCGCCTGATTACCATGGACGAGGGGAGCCCGCCGAGGATGATCTCCCTGCTGAAGAAAGCGCTCGATGGTGTGACCACGCGCTACGCACTGACCGTCGAGCAGGACGTGATCATCAACAAGGACACCGTCGCGGGTCTGTTGGCCCGGATGAGGGCGGTCGGTGCCGACATTGCAGGCGTCGAATCCACCTACGAAACCCGAGAGGGCAAACTCACGTTTCCGACCACGAGCCATTTCCGCAACCAGCTTCCCACGGGACAGGCGCATGTCTTCACAGACAAGAGCCACATCTGCTGGGCCTGCACACTGTGGCGAGCAGACGCGCTGAGAAGCGTGTCGTGGAATCGCGTTCCAGTGCTCGGGCACAGTGACGTGGAGATTGGCCGGCGTCTGCGCGCGAAAGGCTACCGCCTGATCCGTGATCATTCCGTGCGCTGCATTCATCTCGTTCACCAGGGCATCCGGGCGTACCAGCGTGACGCGGCCAGAGCCAAAGATCCGCTGCCGACAGTCCTGAAGCGGAGCAGTGCCCGCGGAGACGTGGTGATGGCCACGGCGGCCATGCGCGCCGTCGCCCTGCTGAATGACACGGGCACGGTGTCCGTCGAAACCCAATGCCCTGATGTGCTTCGGAACAATCCAGACGTGATTCCGGGGAGGGGACGGGGGAGAGTTGCTTCGCTGGACTGGTCGTATGAAGAAGGCCCGTGGGATCATGCGATACTCAGCTACTTCCAGGCGGCCGGGGTGAGCGCACGGTTGACGCCCGAGCTCATGTCCCTCTGCCGTCCGAAGGTCTACCCGAGCCGCCACATGCGACACGTAGCTGCCAAGGCGCTTCCTGACGATCAGCAATGGGCAGTCCTGCATCCGGGGCCCTGTCGCTGGCCGGAGCGCACTTGGAATCGGCTTCGCTGGCACAAGCTCGCCGACGACTTGCGGTCCCGCGGCTACGCGATCTGCGTGCTGTACGACAAGGCGGTCTCTTCCATGGTTAGCGCCGACGTGTTCAGGGACGACAGCGACACGCTCCAGTGCGCGGCCATCATTGAGCGCGCGGCTCTGTTCGTCGGTATCGACAGCGGCCCCTCGCACCTTGCGCAAGCCATGAAGCGGCCGAGCGTGATTCTGTTCGGGCCGATCACGCCGAAGACACGTCTCCACTCCCTTGTGGATCCGTCCATGTCCGGCACAGCCATCGGGGTTGAGCCCGAGGGGGTTGAGTGCGCCGGATGCGGGGAAGAGCAGCCGCGTCGGAACGGTCGAATCTTCTGCTATCGTCGGAAGCGGCCGAGCGAGTGCATGGAAGGGATCACGCTGGCCTCTGTGGTCGCCGCCGTGGATCGCGCCGAAGCACTGAAGCCCACCGAGCCGAGCGAATCCAGCAAGGTTCGAGAGAAGGTGCTGCCCTACTTGAGAGGCCGAGGGCTGGACGTAGGCTCGGGGCAACATCCGATTCTGCCGGAGGCCATTTCCATCGATGTGCGCCAGCTTCCGCAGGTCGATCTTGCGTGGGCCCACATGGACGCCCTTCCAATTCCGGACGATTGGTGCGATTATGTCTTCAGCAGCCACTGCCTTGAGCACCTCAAAGATCCAGAGGCGGCGATTGCTGAATGGCGACGGGTTCTCAAGCCGGGCGGATACTTGGCGCTCTATCTTCCAGACCAGCCGTACACGGAAGAGAATGCCGAGCACCTGCACAAACTCTCGATGGAGGCGATCATGCCGTGGCTGACCGGCTTTGATCTGGTTCATCAGGCATACTGCTTCGACTATTCGTTCATGGTCGTGGCGAAGAAACTGAAAAGCACATGACGCCCATTGAACACAAATGCGCGCGCTGCGGACGCACGTTCGAGGATGACGAGGAGTGTCTGATTCACAACGAAGACCACACGCGATGCCTTTGCGACGATTGCGCGCCCACGGCTGAGGCCCGAAAGGTCTTGATCATTGGTACGGGGCGTTGCGGAACGCACTATTTGTCTCGGATTCTTCGACGGATCGGATGCGAGGTGCCGCATGAACGGATCGGGCATGACGGCGGAATTGGTTGGTTCTTTGCCACCGACACGCCGTGGAACGACCATGACCGTTCGCGATTCGCATTCGGGCAGATCTGGACAGTGACGCGCGAACCGCTGGCGACGATCAGTTCACAGCATACCCACGTTCGCAAGATGTGGAAGTTCATCGGACGAGTACAGAACTGGACGTTCCCAAAGAACAAGACACTCAGGGCTGCGTGGCACTACGTCAAGTGGAACACGCTCTGCCTTGATCAGTCTGATTGGCATTTTCGCGTAGAGGATATTCATCGCGATAGTGCAGTCTACAGGGAGATGCGATCCCGCTTGGGACTCAGAAGACGAAAGTGTCCGATATTGCCGACCGACATTAACACACGCAAGCACCGTCGCTCGTATAAAAGCGTCACTCTCGATGATCTGAGAGCATTGGGAGATGCTGAACTGATCTCTGCGCTGCGCGATGTATCTGCGCGATGCGGATACGTGCTAAACGACTAGGAGACCACCATGGCATACGGAAGGCGACCGCGAATTCAGGCCGGGCTCTCTGGCGGCATCGCAGGCCATCAGGCAGCCATGCGCTCCCAGTACAGTCAGGGCATCGCCGCGGGGGGCAGTAATGTGACCATCGATGCGTCCGGCAACCGCGTCACGGGAACACATAACGTGACCAGCGCGTCTCCGCGACGTGCTGTTGGCGGTGGGCTCGCTGGCTCCTATCAGGCGGCCTACGACCAGGCGCGGAGGGCGAATGAGGCGCGCTATCAGCAGATCCTTCAGGGGTACGGTGCCCGACGTCAAGAGGCCGAGACTCTTCTGGCCGATCTTGGGCAGCGCGAACGTGCTGATCTTCAAGAGCGACATTTCGAGAGTTCCGCTGCACTCGCCCAGCAGGGCCTCGCGTGGCAGGGCTCGACCATTGAGCCCACCATGCAGATGGGCCTTGACCGTGAGCAGAACGCGCAGCTCCAGCGATACGATGAGGGGCAGGCCAGAATGAGGCTTGAGACGCTCGGCGGGATCGATCAGCAGCGGCTCGCCTTTATGGAGCGGCGCACGGACGCCTACCCGGATCAGGGCCAGTTCATTCAGCTCGCACAGGCCGAGGGGCGATATGACCGCGATCTTCCTGGCGGACGAAGCGCACAGGTTGACATTGATCGCGCGGAGCGACCGGAGCGTAGGTCGCTACAACTGCCACAAGCATCAAGCAGAGCCCAAGGGCAGGCGCTCGCAGTGCCAACGCCACAGGGGGCAGTCTTCAAATACGGTGGCAAGACCGGACAGGCGGCGATCAACGCAGCGGCGGCCGCGTCGAAGCGCGGAAGGACAAAGGCTATCCGCGAGAATGCGGCGAAGCTCCTTCAGCAGGAAGCAGAGCAATTCGGATCATCGCTGCCGGACAGCCCCGAAAGAGGATTGGGCGAAATGCCGCTGAAGGAGTTGGACTTCAATACGCTGACCAAGGAACAGCAGGAGCCTCTGAAGAAACTCGCCCAGAGCGGCACCACTCACATCGGGATCGGCGAGGGCAACATGCTGACCCTGAATCAGATGTGGCAATACCTGATCGTCCGCCCGAGGGTGTTTTACAAGTTCGTGGACGCATACAAAGCCGCCGACAATCCAACCGGAGTAGAGGTTGCAGGCATTCTTAGCGGTATCCTCAAAGACAGCGATATTCTGACAGCGACGTTCTAACATCACGACTCGAAAGGGCTACCCATGCCGATCATATCCGAGAATCAGCCACGATACGGTGCGATTGGCCGCGCTGCACGACGCATCGGCCAAGGCCAGCAGCTTGAGGCTGATCGCGCTGTGGCCCTCAAGGGCAAGATGTTCTACGACCAGATGGACGAGACCACGCGCCGCGGCATGGAGCAGCAGGATCAACAGCTTGAGCTTGCCGAGCTGCGCGATCTTCAGATTCAGGAGCAGATGCAGGCCGATCTCCTGGAGCGTGGTGAGCGCGAGCAGACCGAACGCATGAAGGCGATGATGGAGGTCACGCGCACGCAGCGGCTTCAAGAGTCACGAACCATCGGGAGCCTCACCGAGAAGGCGATGTCCTACCTGCAGGTCCCCGAGAACCACACGCTGTCGCCGACGGACAACAAGGCGCTCCAAGAGGTAGCGGACACCATCGGCAAAGCGGCCGGGAATGGGAACCTGACATTCGCAGAGAGACAGCAGGCGATCATCTCGGAAGTTGCCAGAGGGCAGGTCATTATCCGACGCGCCACCAAGACAGGCGCGACCATCGACGAGATGATCGAGAAGGATAGGCGCCCCGTTCTCTCTGGGGATGGCAGCAAGGAACGAACCGGATGGAACTACCGAGACCCGAAGACTGGGGGCCTCGAATTCGTGAAGGACCCCGCCTATGAATCCCGCATGGCCACCGAGCGTGAGCGGATCAAGTTCGCGGCGACCACAGAGGCCGCGTTGGCGAAAGAGGAGCGTGCGACACAGGCCAAAATCCGCGCTGAGGCGTGGAAGCAGGCGTTCTTGGAGGCAAAGCCGCCGCCGGGCGGAACAAAGTCGACATGGAGTGCGGAAAAAGTCCGCGCCCGCGCTGAAGAGTTGTACCAGCAGATGTCGGCCGGCACGAAGAGTCAGGAGCCAATCCCCGACATCCCCGCGATGCCAGACGCCGACCAGATACAGGCCGCGCAGGCCGCCGTTGTGCAGAAGGTCGAAGAGGCCATCAAGGGCGGCATGTCGCGGCAGGCCGCTCTCGCGACGCTAACTTCGGAGGAAATCATGGCTCTCATGGCCGCCCAAGCGGAGAACGGCTAATGGCTTTGTTCACGAGGGAGGAGTTGCAGGCCGAACTTGATCGGAAGATGCGCGACGAGCCTATCGCGCAACCGACTCCCGAGCCTCCGATGTTCAGCATGGACGAACTTGAGGCGGCGCTTGAGGCCAAGGGCATTGAGCCTTCCGAGCCGGAGAGGCTGTACCCCGATGAGCCTGAAGGCGAGATCGAGCGGCCGCAACATGGGATTGTAGACGAGGCCGCTTTCGCGATTGGCCGGGGGACGCTCAGGCTTGGCAGTTCCGGGATGGCGTCAGCACACGCACTCAAGACGCTTCTGCGAGGCGGTGCGCCAGAAGTAATCGGCGGCGCAAGGGGCCGCATGCTGACGGGCCTGACCAAGTTCGACCATTCGCCGACGCTGACCGAGGAATCCGAGCGTCTACTGGCGATTGCCGAGCATCCCGATGTGCAGGCGAGCGGGGACTGGGTTGGCAAGCCGCTGTCCGAGCAAATCAGTTATCCGGGGTTCTATGCTGTCAATCTCTTGGAGATGGTGCCGCAACTGTTGGGCGCAACCGTGGCTGCTGCCGCTGGTGGCCCGGCGGCGTCGCTGCTGTTCTTGACCGCGAGTGAGGGTGGCGCACACTACAACGAAGCGCGGAAGGCGGGCGCCAGCGACGAGCGCGCGGCTGTCGAGTCAGTGTTTGTGGGCGGCATCAATGCGATTCTGGAGTACATCCCGATTGCCGCGTGGTTGGATAAGGGCCCGGCGGCCGCACTCAAGAAGAAGGCCATCAGCGCTGGATTGCGTATGCTCGGAAAGGCAGGAAAATTTGCGAAGAAGGCTGCGTCGACCAAGGCCGGCCGGAAAGCCATCGGCGCACTGTCGCAGGCCGGCATGGAAGCTGTGACGGAGGCGCTTCAGGAGGCTACAGGGATAGCCGCCAACGATATTGCCGACCGCGCAGGGGCCGACTTCTTCAGTTGGGCCACGTCAGAGGAGATGGCGAGGGCCGGTATTCTTGGTGGCGTGATGGGTGGCATAATGGGGGCGGCACCTGGCGGTCAGTCCGATGTGCAGGAGCAGGCCCCTGAAGCCCAGAAACCCCCTGTTGCAGCCGCCTCAGAGGCCGCGGATGCCGAAGCGGGGGTAACACCCCTTTCTGAGTCCGAGCAAGCCACAGAGGCTCCTACGGCACCTATTGAAGACAGTCTCGCGCCGAAAAAGGCCGATGGGGAACTCGACTACGATAATATGTCGGATGATGAATTCTTGGCCCGAATAAGAAGAGGCGACCGGCCGACGATTGCCGACACCGAGCGAAGCCCGAAGAAAACAGCGAGTTTCCCGAGTGTCCTCGCGGCAGTCGATTTTGAGGGGGGTGTCACAGCAAAGGAAGCGGGAAAGAACGCAAGCAATCTGGAGCGTAGTGACGGCATTGACGCCGCGAAAACGTACCAGCTTGAATTCGAGAGATTGAGAAACGAGGCGAGATCAGCGGAGAAGGCATCGCAAGAGTCTGAGCTTACAGAGGCTCCTACGGCACCTATTGCGGAGGCTGAGGTGGCCCCGAAGGTGGGCGATACCACGTCCGTCATGGGCAATGACGCCAAACTCGCCCGCATGGAGACAGACGAGAACGGGATCCGGCATGAGTTGTACGAGTACCCAAGCAAGCCGGGGCAGCCATATCAAGGTGCTGCCATTCGCTCGGTTGACGTAGACTCCGGCGAAGTTGTGAGCCTGACGCGCTACCCGAAGATGGCCGACGCGCTGGCAAAGCTGCCTGATGGGGTAAAGCCCGTCTCGGAGCCCAAGCCAAAGGCATCGCTGACGAAGCCCAAGGCCGAGGCGATAACCGTCTACCACGGCACGTCGGAGTCATACCAAGGCCCGCCAAGCACCGTTCGGCACAAGCGAGGAGACTACGTTGGGACGTATTTCTCGCAAACGCGCAAGGGTGCAGACTTGTGGGCCACCGACCCGAACAGGCCCGCTGCCGGACGAGTTATCAAGGCGCAAGTGAGGCTTGAGAATCCAGCGAGTCGCGCCGATGTTGACGCGGCAATGGCGAAGCTGAACAAAGAGGATGGCGGATGGGATTCGGCAACGCTGACAGAGGAACTGAAAGAGCGGGGCTTCGACGGCGTCATAGACAGCGAAGTTCGGAATGAGATCGTGGTGTTCGACGATTCCCAAATCGCACAAGGGCCAGCCAAGCCCGCAGGGCTTCCGAGCTTTGTGGACAGCACTGGCACTCGGTACGTGATGGACAACAAGGGCCGGTGGAACACTGAGGCAGGCGAGCGCGTCACAAGCCCTGCCGTCGCGGCGCGTGTCGATGCCGAATACGCGAAGCAGCAGGCGAAACCGAAGGAGCCTCTGGCCCAATACGGCGAGTCCAACAAGATCGTCACCACCGAGTCCAAGGACGCCGCGCTCAAGAGCATCGCCGACAAGATGAAGCGGCTCCACACGGGGCTGCCGGTTGACATGGTCGCTCCGCTGGTGACGATCGGCGTGTACCACTTCGAGGCTGGGGCCCGGACGTTCAAGGACTGGTCGGCCAAGATGATTGCCGAGGTCGGCGAGAACATCAAGCCGCACCTGAAGGCGATCTGGGATCGGACGCAGACCAGTCGCAAGGCTCTTGATCAAGATGGTGTCAATGCGCAGGCTGGGAAGGATATGACGATTCCGCCGCCCGACAGTCCCATCCCGGCAGAGGCGGCGCCAGCCGAGGCCCAGATGCCCGACGTGCGCGAGGTCGGAGATCACGGGCTCACCGAGACCATCGACAAGTGGCAGGGCGACAGGGATGTTGCGGCATTCGACCACGACGTGAATATGCGAACCCATCGTGACGAGATCGCCGAGATGGTTGGCGAGAAGCGTTACGGGAAGAAGGCTCGGATGCTGGACGAGGCGATCCACCGCTACATTGACCTCAAGGGCAAGGCGGCGGAAGAGATTGCCAAGTACGGTGATAAGGTCTCGGATGCCTCAAGGGCCGTCGTAAACCGATCTCAGAACCTCACCAAGAAAGAAACCGCCTACGCAGAACGAATGATCGCTGAAAACGCAGAGATTGGGGCGCGGGCGAAGGATGCCGGAGTCATCCGGAATGTCCATGAGAACTACACGGCACGGATCTACCGCTTCTCGAAGAAGTCGATGAAGCGCGTCATGCCGAAGTTCAGCCAGACAACCGCCCGAGCCAAGCAGCGGACACTCACCTCGATTCTTGAGGCGGAGTCGAAGGGGTATGAGCTGGCCGTCCCCACCGCGACAGAAGCCCAGAGGGTTGCGGCCGACCAGACGACGCAGGCCATGCTGGATCGGAATCTCGTCAAGATGGCGCTGAAGTCCGGCATCTTCAAGCGGTCACAAGAGGCCGGCTACGAGCCGCTCAAACATCCCGGCCTGCATACGTGGGTTCCTCGAGCGAACATCAAGGAAGAGGATGCGAGTGGCCTGAACTTCTTCACGGCAGAGGACGGCACCGTGTGGGAGAGAATCCCACTCTATGCGCTTCCGCACATCGCGAAGCACCTGAACAACGCCCTCGGCACGTCGATGTTCGAGGACGTAGGGACGCTTAAGAAGGCCGCGGAGGTATCGGACGCGCTCAAGCGCATGATCTTCGTCCAGAGTTTCTTCCACCACCAAGCGTTCTTCCGCTCTGCCGCACTCGCCGGCCGTGGCTTCAATCTCGTGAAGGGATACGAGATGGGCCGCGAGGCCATCATGCAGAAGAACCCGAGGCTGCGCGAGCTTATCCACGCGGAACTGACCATCGGCCTGGCTCAGGACTTCGAGAGCATCAAAACGTCGGAGAAGTCCCGGATCGAGGCCCTCATCAACGACAATGCCGTCGGTCACGTCCGCGACTTCATGCGGGACATGCGCGATCGGCACATGGAACACCTCTTCGGGAAGATCGGCCCCTACCTAAAGGCGTGGACTGCCCTGCTGGAATACGATCACCTGCTGGCGAAATATGCGCCAAAGATCGAGGCGGGAACGATGACGCGCCAACAGGTTGCCACGATTGTCGCCAAGAGGGTGAACGATGACTTCGGCGGGCTGAACCTGGCTCGCATGGGGCGGAACAAGACCATCCAGAGTTTCTTGAGGACGTTCCTTCTCGCGCCTGACTGGACGGAATCGAACGTGAGGTCGATGGTCAAGGCGCTGGTGAAGGTGAAGCCGCAGGACTTCGACAACCCGACGAACGTGTTCAGGCGGCTCAGGCTTGCCACGGGCCCCGAGGGCGCTGCCTACAGGGCGATGTGGAGCCGCGTGGCCCTCAAGGGCGGTGCCATAACGCTTGCGGCGAACCTGCTGATGGCATCCATTGATGACGAGGACTTCTTCGAGAGGTACAAGAGGGCGTGGGCAGAAGGCAATCTTCGATGGCTGGATGTCGATGTGACGCCCATCTATCGGTTCTTCACGTCGCTGCTCGGCGGCACACCAGACGCGCAGAGGAAATACTTCTCGATCTTCGGCCACACCCGAGACCCGATCAAGTTCGCCGTCAACCCCGTGCGCTCGCTCAAGCACAAGCTGCATCCGTTTGGCCCTGGCCTTGCGCTTGAGGCAATGACCGGCGAGGACTACGCGCAGCGTCCATTCACCACGAATGCCGAGTTCTTTGGGCTTGACCCCAAGGGGAAACTCGCCGGGAAGACCGTGAAGAGCCCCTTCAAAAAGGGCGGGCCAGTCACCATCTCTAAAGCGGTGCCGTTCGGCATCCATTCGGCGCGACGCTTCCTGCCGATACCGGCACAGCAGTTGGTGGCCTTCCTCGCAGGCGAAGTAGATGCGTTCGATGCCATCACCAAGGCGGCGGGCCTGATGACTTCTACGACCTACGCCAAGGGCGCTGCGTGGGGGAACATGGACCCGGAGATGCAGACCGTCGAGGCGTCCGTTGCTCTGAATGACCTCTTCTCGGCGCACAAGAAGCTGAAGGAAGCGAAGAGGGAATACGCGGATCGTGACGCACCGATGCCGGCGGATCGTGCGCGACTCCTGGCCGTGATCGAGCCTGCAGCCAAGGGCATAATGCTGATGCGTCGGGCGATAGACAAGGGGCTTGCCCGAGAGGGCGAGGCGAAGATCACCGAAGAGCAGATATCCGAGATTACAGCGAACGTGATGAGCGTAGTTCAGGAGGCGACGGCCGCCATGAAGAAGGAGACCTCTGACCGAGGCCGGAGCTTCGATGGCGCTCGGAAGCAATCCCCCCAGAAGCGCAGAAAGCTCACGCTCCCGAAGGCGAATCCCAAGTAGACACCCCAATTCCCGGTTCCGGACAACATCGCGTCGAGACAACCACTACCAAATAAAGCGACGACGATCCGGGGCCGGGATAATTCTTTTCGAGAATCCGCTTGACAGCGCATGGGCCATGGTGTACTATGTCCATTGACTGACCACCACCCTTCAGATCAGGAGCTCGGGATGCCAGAATGTTTTCGCTTCTTGATCCCCGCCGACAAGAAACAGAGGCTCGCAAAGGCCGCTAAGGAATCTGGCCATTCCTCGCTGGCTTCGTTCGTCCGCTCCGCCGCGTATGATAGGGCGGACGACATCCTCCGAAAGAAGAAAAAGGAGCAGAAGAAACATGGGGCACTGCCCACACTGTAGGCGCCATTTCAGCGAACCCGACGACGAGCAGGGCGACCACGGATGCCCACGTTGCGGGTTGTCTCGGGACGATATCCTGTTTATCTGCCCTTCCTGCACACGCGAGCTCGAAGATCCCGAAGAGCTCATTCAGTGCCCCACCTGCCACTTCCAATGCTGCGTTCACTGCGCAGATCCCAATGACAAGTGCCCGGAGTGCAGCGATCCGGCGAACCCCAACTTGGAGAGATGAGATGACGCAAGAGCAAGAGCAGAAGATTCGGAGGGCCGTGAGTAAAGAGACTGAGCAGGGCGACGACCCCTTCATCGTAGATCACATCATCGCCGCGCTGCGCGAGAACAACCGCCAGCGTGACGAGGAATTGAGTGTCTTGAAGGACATTGGGCAAGAGAAGTTCGGCGCTCTCGCTTGTCGCGTCGCCGCGTTGGAAGACTACGTGGACGCGAATGTGCTGCGGCCCCAAGCAAAAACCAACAAGCAACTGCTGGACAAACTCGATGCACTCGACCAGCGCATCACCGAGAATCAGAAAGGCTGATGATGGAAGACAAACCCCTGATCGCATCGATAGCCGACCTCTTCCTGGCGCACGGCTACAAGGACATGGCCGACAAGCCCGCAGTGACCATCAAGGTTGCTGGTGTGGACGGCGGCGAGTGGGCCGTCACATTCGACGGCACGGGGACGTTCAGTTTCAGCATCGCATGGAACGGATTTCCTGCTGGCGAGATCGATCCGGGCGGCGGCGTGATATGCGCTGGCGAACTGGCAAACGAAGAGACACTACAGGCCGCGCTTGAAGCTGAGATAGAGCGCAAGAAAAGGCACCCCATGAGCGATTTCACCGATTGGCTGGATGCCGTCATGAGCAGGCTGCACATCGTCACCGGCGATCCGCGAAGTGCCCCCATCGGCACCGCTACTATGCTGATGGAAGTCGACCTTTACCGCGCCTTGGACAGGCTGCGGAAGCTGCATGAGAAGCTGACGGCCGACCATTACGCCGACAACATCGCCATGGATGGCTGCTGCGACCTGGAGGCCGAGTTCGTCTGCGACTCTTGCGCATTCGCGGCAAATGCCTGCAATCGTCTGGCCGCCGCCCTGCTCAAGATATTGGAGGAATCCGAATGACCGACAAGCAGCTTGCGCGGTACATGACGTGGTTCTGGGCAGGCGTCCTGCTGGGCGTTCTGCTGACGTTGCTTATCAGAGTCTGCTAAGAGGAGAATGACGATGCCTGACTACACGGACCCGGAATATCGCAAGACGATCATCGGCGGAAGCGACATTGGGACCATCATGGGCCTCAACAAGTGGCAGACGCCGATCAACCTGTGGGAGGTCAAGAGCGGCCGAGTTCCTCCGTTCGAGGGGAATCAGAAGACCAAATACGGACTCCTGCTCGAACCCGTGGTCGCCAAAGACTACGCCGACCTCAACGACGTGCAGATCCGCGACACGAACCACGACTACACGCTGCCCAGCTTCCCGTGGGCCGTCGCGCACCCGGATCGCCTGATCGTGAGGGGAGATCACCCGGCCCATCGCGGCGTCGAGATCAAGTGCTCCGATCAGCGCATGGCGGACCAGTGGGGCGAGAGCGGAGAGTCCGACGACGTGCCGGCCATGTACCAGGCTCAGGTTCACTGGTACATGATGATCCTGGACGCCGAGTGGTGGGACGTGGCGACGCTGATCGGCGGATGGGACTATCGCCAGTATCGGTTCGAGCGCGACAAGGCGCTTGAGGCCGACATGCTCGAGGCGGCGCAGAAGTTCTACGTTGATGCCATGATCAATGACCAGCAGCCCGACGTGATCGGCACCGAGGCGGAGAAGGAGAACCTGAAGCGCATGTTCCCGGACAGCAGCGAAGTCATGCTGCAGGCGGATCCGACGATTGATCTCCTGTCTTCGGCACTTCGGGCCACGCGGTTCGACGAGAAGAAGCTCGGGGCACAGAAGCTGAAGGTCGAGAACGAGATCAAGGCGTTCCTCGGGGATGCTCGTGGCGTGGAAACGTCCGAGGGTGCTCTCACGTGGACGAAGAACAAGGACAGCGAGAAGATCGACTGGAAGGGAGCGTATGCTGAGGCCATCGCTCTGGCATCAACAGGCACCGGATTCATTGGCTTGCCGCCTCAGAAGATATGCGATCTGCTATTCGGCGTCGCAGAAAAGCACACCACCACCAAGGAAGGCGCGCGGGTGTTCCGTGTGCCGAGAAGCTGGAACAAGGACTGAGCCAAGGAGCAGGATGATGAGCAGAATCATTACGCTGAACGTGAAGGACTTCAAGCGCGTGCGCGAGGTACATATCGAAGCGCATCCGCACGTGAACACCATCGGGGGCCGCAACGCCCAAGGCAAGACCAGCGTGCTCGACGCGATCGCAGTCGCTCTGGGCGGGAAGAAGCTCATGCCCAAGGAGCCCATAAGGGCAGGCAGCGACAAGAGCGAGATCACGGTGAAGCTTGATGATCTGGTGGTTACCCGAGTGACCACGGCGAAGACAGACCGGCTGGTCGTCACCAACGCCGAGGGTGACCAGAAGCGGGGCCCGCAGGATCTGCTCGACTCGCTGTGGGGCAGCCGCACCATCGACCCGGCCGAGTTCATCCGCATGACCTCGCGGCAGCAGGTGGACACCATCAAGCGGGTGCTCGGGTTGGACTTCAGCGAGCAGGACGAGAAGCGCAAGGGGCTGTATGACGAACGGACGCTGATCAACCGCACGGTCAAGACGTTGGACGGGCAGCTCGCCGGGATGGTGAAGCACGACGACGCGCCCGAGGCCGAAGTGAGCGTGCGTGACATCGCGGCGGCATTGCAGAAGACGCGGGAACATAACCAACGGCTGGAAGACTTCACGCGCGACCGCGACCGCCTCTCAACAAACGTGAAGGGAAGCAAGGAGCAGATTGCGTCCCTTGAGGATTCGCTCAAAGACGTTCGCGCGATGTTGGACTCCGACAAGGCGGACTTGGCCGCCCAAGACGAGCGGATCGCCAATTTCAAGCTGATGGCCACCTCCGGCCTCCAAGAGCAGCTTGACAACGCAGAGGGCCTGAACCAACAGGTTCGCGGGAACGCCCGCCGCGCTGAAACGGCTCAGGAACTCGATGGCAGCCGCAAGCAGAGCGCCGAATTGACGGAAGCAATCGACGAAATCGACGAGGCCAAGAAGATGGTGCTGGCCGACGCGGACTTCCCCGTGGAGGGCCTCACCTTCGACGAGACTGGCCTGCGCGTCAATGATGTCCCCTTCGAGCAGGCCAGCGGGGCCGAGAAGTGGCGCCTGTCAGTGGCCATGGGACTCGCGATGCACCCCGGCATCAGCGTACTTCTGGTGCGAGAGGGTGAGAAGCTGGACGAGGACAGTCGTAAGCTGCTGGCCGACATGGCCGTGGAGCAGGACGCGCAACTCTGGATCGAGGACTGCCGCGCCGCGGACGGTGAGGCAACGGTCGTGATCGAGGACGGGCAGGTAAAGGACTGACAACAGAAAGGGATGCTGATGGACACCACGAAGTTCGAAAAACTGGTACGAGCTCGCGCCAATGAGCGCGTTCAGGCTCGCATCAAGACGCTCAAGAAGGATGTCAACGCGGCGATACAGAAGTACGCCGGGCCTTCATATACAACATTCGTCGGTGAGATCACCACGAACGAACACGCCATCCCGATTCTGACGCTGCTGGCGCGACCACGCAACGACGCAGACTGGCCGCAGGAGCTCTGGCACAGGGAGGCCGACAAGGTACGCGAGGAGCTCTTCGGCGTGATGGACGAGATGCAGAAGTCCATCCTCGCGGCGGACCGTTCCGCCGACAGCACCAACACGCCCGCGAAGGCAGACTGAACAGTACCTCAGCACCCACAGAAAGGGATGCGATGCCAGACAGGAAGCCGAAGACAGTGACGGCCGAGGAACGTGCCTTGGCCGCAGCGGAGAAGAAGGCGGAGGCAGACAAGAAGCGCGAGGAGGCCGCCACTGGCAAGGTCGTTCTGAGAACGGCCTGATATGAACCGGCTTTGATCATTGACAATTTGCGGGCGGCTGCGGCGTGGAAGGACACGCACGGCGATAATAGGTTACTGGGTAAAAGATGAGCGTTACCGCTCACGCTGAAAAACCAGAGGCTGCAACTCCTCGAAAACCAGAGCCGGAATCAAGCCCGGCCAGCCGCCCGCACTTCAAAGGAGAAGGACATGAAGCAGACAGCAGAAGACCACCTTCGGCGCATCTTGCAGTGGTTCGACAAGCGATCCGACGGGTTCCGACAGCGCACCGCGCAGAAGATCTTCGAGGACGCGAGGGCCTTTCTGGAGAAGAAGGCATGAGCAGCAACAACGACAAGGCGCACGTGGCGCATGGACCTGGATGAAACACTAACCATCAGCAGGAGAAGATCATGCCGCAGAAGAACATGAGTACCGCATTGGCGCCCACGATCCCCGCCGCCAAGGAGCTGCTGACAAAAGCTGCGACCGAGTTCGCCTCACGCATCCCGGCAAGCGTGCCGCTGGCACCCGACCAGTTCGTCTCAAGCGCCATCACCACATTCGCCAAGAACCCGGCGCTGCTGCGATGCACCAAAGAGAGCGTGTTTCAGGCGCTCTACTCCGTGGCGGCGCTCGGGCTGGACTTTCAGTTGAACCGGGCCCATCTGGTTCCCTTCGGTAACGTCTGCACCCCGATCATCGGGTACGCCGGCCTTCGGGAACTGGCGATCCGCTCCGGCTTCGTGTTGGATGCCTACGCCTTCCCGGTGTACGAGAACGATGCGTGTGACTTCGGCCTGGGCGACGAGCCGTTCGTGAGACACAAGCCCTCGCCGCCCGCGGTTCGTGGCAACCTCATCGCCTGCTACATGGTCGTTCACCAATCGAACGGAAGGATGTTCCTCGACTGGATGTGGAGGGAGGAAATAGACGCCATCCGCCACCGCAGCCGCGCGTCGAAGAAGGGGCCGTGGGTGACCGACTACGTGGAAATGGCAAAGAAGACGGTGCTTCGCCGCGGCCTGAAGCAAATGCCGCTGACGCCCGAGCTGTCCAAGGCCATGGAGATGGACATCGCCGCTATGGACGAATTCCGGGGTCCACCGACCCTCCCCGGCGACGCAACCCCCGCGCCGACCGGAAGGACTCAGGCCGAAAAGCTCCGCAACGCCGCCGCCCCGAAGCCGGACACCCCTCCGGAAGGGCCCAACACGGACGCAGGAAGCGTCCCGGAGGGTGAAGTGGGGGAAAGCCCCATCGAGGAGCCCGAAGCAGCCACAGGCGAAGATACGGGCGCTGACGGGGCACCTGAGACCATCACCTGTCCCGAATGCGAGAAGGAAGTCAAGCCCGGACAGCTCAGATCGGAAGCCGCTGGTGTGATCTTCCACGCCAAGTGCCGGAAGGCCCTGCTCAAGAAGAACGAGCAGGAAGCGGAGGCCCCGGAAGAGGAGCCCGAGGCCGAAGACGTGCTCTCGCATGAGAATCTGGTCGATCTCCAGAAGGACATGGAGGAAACGGATGTGACCGAAGCGATGGTTCAGAGACGCTACGGCAAGACTCTGGACGCGCTGACGGACACAGAAGCAGGCGAACTGGGCCAGACGCTTCAGAACATCTACAACGGGCAGGACACCATCGAGGCAGCATTCGGAGTGTCGGCCGGCGACGAGGAATAACGCGGGATCAGCACCCTGGGTGTCAGGGACTGTCTCCACTCGTGTTCTCCGAGCCTGTGAGCCACACCGAGAACCAGGGTGCTCCCCGATTCACTGGGAAGGGTGACAAGAATGTACGCCCGAATCTTCGAGCAGATCTTAGACTCGAGTATCGCGGACGACTACGAGGTTCGCCACCTGATGATGGATCTCCTCTTGCTGGCTGACGAAGACGGCATAATCGACATGACTCACCAAGCGATTGTTCGCCGAACGAACGTGCCGATCAAAGTTGTCATGAGATGTATTGGCGTCTTGTCACAACCTGACAAGCGCAGCAGAACACCCGACAAGGAGGGCAGACGGCTTGTCAAGATTGACGAAAATCGGGACTGGGGATGGCGCATTGTAAACTATGACAAGTTTCGGAAGATCAGAAACAAGAGGGATCGTAAAGAGTACCAACGCAACTACATGCGGGGATATCGACAGCGCCAGAAGGCCGAACATGTCGAAAATGTAAGCGCTCCGTTAGGCGGTAAGCCCCATGAAGATGTAAATGTAGCTGTAGATGTAGACAAGAAAAAGAAACGTCGGTCTGTGTCTGTGGCTGAAGTTCGGGTCATCGTCGACCAGTGGAACACGTGGGTGGAGAAGGTCGGTCTCATCGGCACGCTCAGGAAGCTCCCCAAGACAGGGAGCCCACGACACCGATCACTCCTCAGCAGGATGCAGGACTTGGAATGGATCCGAGATCTCCCACTCGCGCTGATGAAGGCAGAGAAGAGCGACTTCCTCATGGGTAGGGCGACGAACTGGAAGATCACGTTCGACTTCCTTGTCACAACCGAGGGTGTCGAGAAAATCATGGAGGGGAAGTATGAGAACGCAGGCGGCAAAGCCGGGCCTGCAGGACGCCAGTTCGATCAAGGAAGGGACCCCAGTGACTATAAGTGATCTCGACAGGCGCACGAAGCTCTGCACGGAGGACTGGCTGCGTCACCGCGGCGTGCCTGAGCGATTCGTCGGTGCCACCCCGAACCTGTTCGATGCGATGCAGATGCGAGAGATTCTTCCCCTGGTGGAGCAGCTTGACCTGAACGGCGTGTTCATCAGCGGGGCTGTCGGCACCGGCAAGACATTCGTGGCCGCGGCATTGTTCCTCGAATGGGCAAGGCGAGGGCTCGCGGACGAAGTGTGGAAGCAAGCATACGTGGTTCGCGGAGACCCCATGCGCCGGCGCTTCTGCGCCTCGGCCCGATTCATCAACGTGCCAGACATGCTGATCAAGGTCAGGGGCGACTTCTCCCGGAAGACCAAGAGCAACCCCGAGCCGGAGGTGGTGCGTCACCTGAGTAGGATGGGGTTGCTGGTTCTCGACGACCTCGGTGCGGAGCAGGGGACGGACTGGGCATTCTCGTTCCTCTACAGCGTGGTAAACAACCGCTACAACGCGGAGAAGCCGACGATCATCACGAGCAATCTGACGCTGCCGGAGTTGATGAAGGTCGACCAGAGACTCGGCTCGCGCATGGCGAGCTACGTGCCTGTGAAGTTGGAAGGAAAAGATCGCCGCTTGGATGAGCGGCTGAACAGGGAGAGATGA